AATCACAGAATCTGCCGGGTTCTGTGTGTCATCTATCAACCTCAATCGTATCCCCTTTCGCTATTGATTACCATGAACAATTTCAACTCACAAAATAACATCAACAGTGCATGGGAAGAGTATGAGAATGACGTAGATTATGATCAGTCTAATTACAAAGAACCACATTTCCTAGATGTACTTGAAGAAAATAGTTTACAAGAGAATCTAGATAGTAATGTGATCAAATTGCTGGAGAATGTATGAAACGCGCACCCCATCAGTTAGCATCAACTAAGGTACACAAAACCATTGGGAAAACTAATAGTTTGCTAACAATGGAGGTGTATAATAGTCTACTAAATATGCACCCTGTTGATGCTATTCAGTGGGGTGTATTTGTAAATTATAGTTATAATAAAAATGTGTGAATAAATATATGTCTTTTTCGTATAAGGATCGTGAGTGTTACTTAGTCGTCCATTATCCTCGTGGTTGTTGTTACCTTAGCGGTCGCACTATGAGACACCGTGAAACACTATGAGACCCACTAAGTAACATCGTGACCCTCGCATTTTTTTCTTCCATTCTATCACAGTTCTGCACAGATTACAACCCTAAAGTTCACACACTTGCGAAACAGTTAGTGTTAGTGACAGTCTACAAAGTGGCACAAACAGTCACACAGACCCCGTGAATATCGCTTATAATCGTTGTAACGAACACAGGGGGAATCACACAACACTCAGTGATAGATAAGGGGCACACAGTAAGCATCAAGAACCTCACACCAATCGTGCCCCCTATCTAACACAAACTCCGTGAACAGTTAGTAACACTTAGAGACAGTTATTTGCCCCTTATTGTTGTGGCGGGCGGAGCCCGTTGCAAAAAAGTACCTTCTTTCTAACCTACAAACGTTTCCCAACGCCCGAAAGATATCAATATCAAAATTTTTTTCCCGTACCCAAAACGCCCCTTAGAAAAAATTCCGAGGTAAAAAAATCCCCCGTACCTTTCGAGGGGGGAGAAGTGTTCAACTATTCAGTGGTACCAAGAGGTCTCCCTTCGGGATATTTTAGAGGTTCCCCCCAGAAAAGGGGAAGAGAACCGAAGTATTGCTCCCAGTCATCGTAAACAGACTGAAAGATTGCCTTGATATTACGGTAAAGGGACGGTGTAAGTTCTTGTAGGTTCATGCCATCGGACTGACATGGAGAGTCTGAGAAGTATTCTATAAGATGCCCAGCATCTGGAGCATAGGCATTAGGCCATAGGTTATCGATGGGATGATCCAGGAACTGAGAGAGGGCACCAGAACCGGAACCCTCCCAGAGTTCTTCCATTATAACACAGTGTACCCGATCTTTTCCAAAGATCTTCTGAGCTTTTATAAGATTACCCACATAGTCTATCTTACGGAATGCAGACCCCCAGTTACTTTGATCTAAGAATTCTTGGTATAAGGTACCAGGAAGAACCGACTTTCTCAATGGAGTGTAAGTGTCTCTATAATCTGGTAAAGATAATTCAGTAATGTTATTATCTTTAGTATTTCTACGTCTAAGGTATTCTTGATAATGTCTTAGAGATTCGCCAAAGGCACGTCTAACGGGGTCACGAAAGATACAGACGAACTTAGTATCAAACTCCCGCGTCAAGTTATCGAAGTAAGTTCTTTGGAGTCTATTAGGGGATCTAACGAATGTTCCAGTAAAGGCATCTCCAACAGACTTATAACCCCTCTCTGAGGTATGATAGTAGAGTTCTTTATAGAAGTTGATTAGTTTAGTCGAAGTAGTATGACCAGTGAGTAACCTCTCTAAGTGAATCAAAGGGAAATCCTGTAAGACTTCCATGTCTATTGGCAAGTTCATCTTATGACCTAAAGATGATTGCCAGTTAGTATAGCGGTTATTTTTTACTAAGTTATAGATATTTTGTAATTGTCTGATTGGTCTTTTATTATAAACCAATCTACAGTTTTTCCATTCTAAGTATCGCATGTCTTTGGTATAACCAAAGTGACAATACTTGGAGTTACGTGAGAGTGTATATGCTAAGGGTGAAGAAGCAGACCAACCATATCCACCCAGTAGGAGCATTTTAGGGGTAGAAGATTTCAAGGAGTTGTTCATTTTGCATAACACGGAACTTCTTACCGGACTGTACGGAACGGATCTTTGCGGTATTAGAGGCAGATGTCACATTATGTGATTCGCCGTAGCGATGCCACTTGAAGAATTGATCCTGGTATTCAATGATGTATTTCATAGGTCACCGAAGCGATCACGAAGATCTTCTTTTTCTTTTTTGAGTGTTGCGAGAGCACCGTCTACGAAACCACGACGATATTCCCAAGTATCACCACCGAGTTGACCACGGGAAGGGTTGATACATTTATTGAAGTCAGGGTCATCTTGTCTGATGTTATTACAGACAAGACCAGCGAGGTCAGCATCTTTACCAGGTTTGCCAGTACCTTGCCAATAGAGTTGACCCTCCATCCAAGTAGCACCACATTTCTCACATTTTTTCATGGGGAGAACAGTAGTAGATCAAAGTATTTAGACCTTAGTCTAGCGATTCCTAGACTGAGATGCAAGTAATATTGCTTTTTCAATATAAACCTGTGCTTTACGGAGGTCATCCATTTGGGATTCGTGAGGTTTATGACCTGCTCGACAGATGTATTTTACGACATTACCACAGAAGAAGTCTAAGTTCTGATCAGCGATGAAGTCCCATACTTGAATATTACCTTGTTGATAGTGTGCAGGACTATATTTACTCTCTGTGGTTTCAGACATGGAAATCAGTGACGTGATAAAATTATAGCATAGATGCTACATGTGGGTCAAGGAGGTCAGCGATTACTTTAGAACCTTCTTGAGTTGGGTGAAGGGAGTGTGGGTTGATTACTTTATAGTCTAGGATTTTTTTTATTCTTGAATAGTCTACGAGCCAATTAGAGAGGTGCATACGATCTCCACGGATTGGTGCACCGGAAACCTCTGCTGTCATTTGGGACATCAGGTCCGTCATCCCCTCGTGTGGGAATACTATGGCGTTATTATGGATGCTGTTAGTGGGGTTTAGAACATCGAACCATTTATGGCAGATGCCCCTCAGGTCAAAGTACTGCTGCCAATGTTTGATGTTTTGTGTAAGTTGGTAGTATTCATTCTGGTCATTGAAGTGTCTATGGAAGTAGTTGACGGTGCTGAACCCTGTTCTTCTCTCCCACGCTTCTGCTTTTCTGGTATGACCATTGAAAATAAATGGTTTATACTTATCAAGAACCTTGAAAAAGAGTTCGTCTCGATGAATAGATGTGACGCCCCATAGAACGATAACGTCTTTTGGATTTTCTACTTCGTTGAAGTATTCTGTCGCAAGACGAAACTGTGTTTTATTTGCCGACCCACCTTGGGCAAGGTTATGTTGTTCTAAGTTATACTTCTTTGCTAGAAGTGTTCGCCAAGCATATGGGGCATTATATTCCGTAACAGTCCGATAACTGTTATAGGTGTCTAAATCCTGAGGGTTATTAGATGTATATGCTGCGCCAACACCTTTGACCCAGGAACAACCGATAGTAACTAATGTTGTCATAAGATATCCTTCAGTGCTTTTTCAAATAGCATAGCGATTTCGTTGTGACCATCCTGCGTTGGAAGGAGTACATCATCAACCAAACCATTCATGCGTAAATCACTAATGCGGTCACAATCGACGTAACCAGTAGCGAAATGATGTCGATCTTGCTCATAAACCTTTCTAGATGCAATAGTTTGTGATACTAAGTCTTTCATCCCTTGATGAGGGAATACAAGTTTATTGCTGGTAATGGTATTAGTTTCGTTATGGATATCATACCACAGATTACGGATACCTGACAAGTCAAAATACTTTTGCCACATTCGGATATTGTTGATGGTCCTGGATTCTACGGTATCAATATCAAAATGATCTTCGTAGTGCTTGGTGATTGAATAATCAAAGTTATTGAGTTTGAACTTATGATCTGCTTTAGGATTCATTGTATGAGCAGAGAATCGCATTTGGCAGTAAGAACTCGTAGGATTCTGGTAGACCTCATCTGAGTATAGAGTATTGATACCCCATAGAACGATGACTTCTTTTGGATCGATATTTTGATTGAAGTACTGGGATGCTTTACGAAATTGATTCCAGTTTGATGCATTACTTTCTGATAAGTCATTACACTTGAAACCATAATGCTCACCAAGAATCCTCATCGAATTCTTTTGTTTGAGTGGATAACGACCTCGTATCCAACTATCTCCTAAGGTAACTAAAATCATAATGCAACTTGCCGACTAATGAGTTCTGCAATCAGATGATGACCCTCTCTGGTCGGATGATATGAATATGGATTGACAAGACCTAATCGAACAGCAGTATCAATCCGTTTAGAATCTCTAGTGTATTGTGAGATATGATAAGAATCATTCTGTATAGAGATTCCCCTAGCATTTAGCATTTGGTAAAGTACGTCTCTTTGAGGTTCATTATCAAACAACAACCGAGGAATCTTTACTCCATAGTTATGATGATTGAATGTATCAATCCAATAGTTCTCAATACCACAACTTTCAAAATATCGATTCCAATGCAGCATTTCAAATCTCAGTTGTCTCACCCGTTCTTCGTGGTTATAATGATCTATGACGTATTGCTTTGAATCAAAGTGGCACTTTTTCATCATGTGCTCATGAGCGAACCCTCCCTTGCCGTACAACACGTTAGTATAACCTGCGTTGCCCTCTTCATCCCAACGGTTCGTACAATAGACCTCATGGCGTGCTGTGGAGGTGATAAACCACAACACAATCACTTTATCTTCTTTTAGGTCATTCGTAGCAAAATATTTTCTGGCATGACGAAACTGTCTCTGGTTTGACGAACCCTGGACAGAATAATTTACGTTCTTATATTGGTAGTGATTAGCAAGGATCGTACGGAAAGCATTCTGACTGCATAAGTCTCTATCCGCAGAGATATTCCTATACTGCAATTTGCTCATGCCCCGATCAAAGGCAGAACCGGTCCCGAAGGTCCATGAGCAACCAAAGGTAACTAATTTTTTCATAATAAATCAATTCACCTTACATCTTTGCCTTGATAGCGGCATCCATCCAATCAGCAATCTTTGCTTGAGATGCTGCGGTGGGTAGAATAGCGTGAGGGTTGACTGCCTTCTTCTCTACCAGATACTTTGCTCGCTTACAATCTTGATGACTGGATTGACCAGAGTGATCAGTATCTGCTTCAGGAGTCCAACCTGCATCCACAGCAAGCATGGTCATCAGAGAACGATCGTCTTTATCAGTGAACAGATAGTTGTCAGGCACTGTGGAATAATTGATCTGGTTGAGTTCATCATACCAGAAGACCTTATAACCAAGGTTAGTTAGATAACGATTCCAGTGAGCAATGTTATATGTCAGTTGCTCAATTTCATTCTCTTCGTTATAGTGATTCTTGACATACTTGAACATGTCAAAATCTTTGGACTTGTACTTATTAGCGTTGTCACCATATCCG